GCGGAGTAATCCGCATAAGAGGGAGCCCGAATCGGTAAATAACCAATAACCGAACGACTGTAAACAGCCGTTGGCTTCCTTCGCTCATGACCCTAAAATGTGCCTCGGATGGGATTCGTCCTGTCTGTCTAGCACCACTTCTGTTCCTCTAATCCGTTGGTTTACGAATAGATGTGTTTGAGCTATAGCTGATGAGAAATCAGTCCGTATGGCCAAAGTAACACGAGTTGATTGTATCCGGATCACTCCTTTTGGTGGGCCTAGCACGCCTTATCAACTGTAACTGTGAAATTGCTATGCGAGAGAAACCTACGATGAAAAAAATACTAGCTTTCAAAACTAATACTTTATTCAAAGCCGGATCTAAAGCAGTAAGCAAATGGATTCATCTCAAAGAGGTGAAACTCTATGTGTTTATTGCAGTATGGATTGCGCAATGTGAACCGTATTGGGAAGAATTCAACCTATTCCATGCTAGAATTAAAACTTTAGTGAAAAATCATGGCTGGGACTTTGCGTTCCAGTATATGAAATTATCACTTCAGCTTACGGTTCAAGCCTTGAATGGTTCACCGATCTTTGGGATGTCAAGTCCTAGAGTGAAAAGGGATCATTATGGAATGCCTACTATTATACCTGCACCTTTACGAGCTATCCTAAGGGATAAGTCTCATAAGGATTGGTTAAAAGTAAGTAAAGCCACTTTCACCGTTCTCAGCATTTTCAGAGTATTTACTACCAAAGTGAGTCCTGTAACTGACACCATTACGGCGCCATTTACGGGAATAAGCCGATCTTTGAACAAGACGGTATTACACACAGTAATAAAAGAAATGAAAATTAGGATCAAACCAGGCAAATTCGAAGGTTTTGTTTCCGAAAAAGCTGGACCAAATGGATCAAAAGCTACGTGGACTTCGCATTTAGATGCGTTGGCCTTCGTTGCTAGTCCTCTTCAATTAATTGCTTTCCATGTGTTAGCTTTCAGATTTAAATCTTTAAGATACGCACTATGGCTTGACATGTTAATTGTAATCATGCTACCTTTCATGCCAATTTATTGGCTATGGAAGTTTCCATTAAAAATGGGAAAACTATCAGTAGTCTATGATCAGGCCGGTAAGGCCCGGATTGTAGCTATAACGAACTGGTGGATTCAACTTGCGTTGCTTCCGCTTCATAACGCTATCTTCTCTTATCTTTCGTCTTTAGAAACAGACGGGACATTTGATCAAGATGGTGCATTGAAACGGTTGCTTTCTCGAAGAGAATCTGGCCATAAGTTTTATAGTTTTGATTTATCAGCCGCAACCGATCGGTTACCAATCGATTTACAGGAGGATATCCTTCAGGAACTTGGTTATCCAAGTTATTGGTGGAGAAAACTTCTTTACATTGACTGGCACTGGAAGGGTGGCAAAATAAATTATTCTGTTGGTCAACCAATGGGAGCCTATTCATCATGGGCAATGCTTGCACTAACACATCACGTTATAGTGAAGTATGCAGCTTTCCAAGCTGGAGTTAAAGGATCTTTCAACTATGTTGTCTTAGGTGATGATATTGTAATCAATCACGATAAGGTGGCTCAAGAGTACTTGCATATAATGCGAGCGCTCGGAGTGTCTATCAACATGTCAAAATCTATTGTATCTTCGGATATGGTGGAATTTGCCAAAAGATGGGCAACACCTGAATATGATCTGAGTCCTCTCGGACCAGGTAATATTCTAGTGACATTACGAGAACCATATTTCCTTGGAACACTAGTTTCAGAAGCAAGAAGAAAAGGTTTCTTCACTGATTCTATTTCCCTTAGAGCTGTGATCAACACCATTCCCGCCAAATATTTTGGTCGTAAGAATGTGTCGATTGCACTTTGGGCGGCATTAGGTATCCCTGAAAAACCACATCTTTTCGCCAGTGGGGCTCCTGTTACGGAGTCGTTCTGGTACGCTTTTGAAAGAGGGATTTCTCAAGCTCATAGAGATTTATCACTTTACCTAGCGTTACGTACGCTGGTAGGTGAGAAAGAATCTAATGCATTGTCGAGTATTTTACTTGATGAAGACAAATTTGACCGAACTTGGTTTAATAAGTCTAAAATCGTAAGCAAAAACCCTAGCCTACGCCTGCTCGAGCGTTGGTTTAGATTTGTTTCGCCTGCCTATTGGTGTTACTCATTATCGTTTCCGAACGATTATGCGAAGGCATTGAAGGACAAAGAAACACTTCTACGAGACTTTCCTAAAGCGGACTCTTCGAGTCACGTTTATGGAGATGTATCAAAACTAATGGCAAGAGATCCTACTCTCGGGGGTCGAACTCTCGATTGGAGAGATCGGCAAGCGGTTAAACACTCTGCCAGATTCTACCTTCAGTTAGAAGAATTATTCATTCTTAACTTGGGTCGAACTGGTGAGCTGTTTTACCGACGGCATTACCCTGGATGGTAGAAGCTTCCTTACGTTCATCTTGCATACACTTGTCAGTATGGTGTTCCGGTTTCCCGGGTCAACATCCTCTACTTAATCGGTCCGAAAGATCGAACAAGAGTAAAAGCAATCTGTACGAGCCTCGTCTTCTAAAGAGACGGATTTAGCATAATCCCGTAATGGGAGGGAGCTAAATTTCTCACTGCCTAACGGCAGTGAGCCCCCC